GTATTTAGCGCTTGCGAGTACGCGTCCTTGATCGCCTCGCGACTGGCTGTCAGGATTGCTGCCACTTGGCGCTCGCGCGGGAGCTTGGCTAGGTTCATCGGTTTGCCTCGGCTTGGTTGGTTCCATGCCCTTGCTTGTACATGTATTTGCACCCGGATTCAGTGACTTCGTACACATACCCGCATCGTTTTCTAGTGCTTGTCCTAACTATTAGAAGTTTGCCGGATGTTATCAGCTCGTCGATTTTCCGCTTAACGAACTCGGGTGGAGATCCTGCAAACTCTGCCAATATTTTCCGCAGGGTCCACAAATTTGCCCTTGGTCCCCGGAATCCGTGTATAGCCTTCAAAATGATGCCGGTAGGGTCGCTGGATATCCGGCTAATGTCGATGTGGTGGTATAAGCTCATTAGTCTTCGGTCCGCCCTAGCAGGATTCCGCCGTCTTTGATCCAGAGATCAACGGCTTCCTGAGCAGCATTCATGAAGCCCAAGGAGCCCGTGAGAGCGTCCGGCATTCCATCTGCTTCCCCGGGTCCGCCGAAGTGCTCCATTAATGCGTCCGCTATCGCATCTTCACAGAACCCGCCGTAACAGTTAGCGTCGACTGCTTCATGCAGCTCCGAAAAAGAGCTACACTCCTGCGGGACTATCCCCGCTTCACTGTCTGCGAGAATCTCTCGCTTCATCCGATCAACGCATTTCCCAAGAGTGGGGACATATTGGGTTTTTTCGTTGCTTGCCGTTTTCATCGTGATGTTCCTCTTGGCGAGGCTTTGAATCCGAGAGCCCTACCGTCGTATATCGATTGTCCGTCTACAATCACTCTGGCGGTCATCTTGTTGGCTTTCCAAACGCGGATCTGGAGGTACACTTCCTTCTTCGTCTTGTGGTGGGTGCGGGCGCTCGCTCCTTGATCGTTCAGCAGGATCAGTTGGTACATTGTTCTCTCTTTTCTGTTCGGCTTTATCTGCCGCCATAACTATATTGTCACGGATCACCCACATTGTCAAAAACTATTGTGTCAGATAGAGGAGGATAAAAAGAAACGAGAGGGATTAGCGGGGAGAGTGTAGGGATTTGAGTAATTGGACGCGAGGGATGCGGTAATCGCGGCCAATTCGGGCGCCTGGGATCTTGCGTTGCCGAACGAGGCGCCGGACGGTAGCCTCGGATATTCGCAGCAGCGTGGCAGCTTCCTGCGCGGTCATCAGAGCTGGTTCAGGGCTTGGTTGCATTCGTTCGATCTTGTGTGTTTTCCGTCGATCTCGTGAGCATTGATTCGATTTAAGCACATATCGTTCAAATGGATCAGATTAGTTCGTAATGATCGTAATTTGGTTTCGTGCAGCAACAACGCAAGGGCAAAGCAAACACCGTCGCCGGTAAGAAAAAGCAGATCGCGCTTGAGCGCGTGAAGGGCGCGACGTTGGCCGAGATCGGCAAGAAGGTTGGGCTGAGCCCTAAGACTGTCGAGAAGTACGTGGCTGATCCGCAGGTCAAGGCGTGGATGCAACACTTCGCCGCAAAGCACGAGGGCAGCTTGAACGATAGCTACCGCGTGGCGGTTGAGACGCTCACCAGACTAATGCAGGGCGACGACGCCAAAGTATCGCTCGAAGCGATCGATCGATTGATTCACCTACTCGGCACGACCGATAAGGCGATGGCTCCAGGCAAGGGGCAGCAGGATCAGGGCGGCACCACCAGCACCTACACTTTGGCTGAGCTGACTGTCAGTCTGGAGCGCTATGTCTCGACGATCAAGAGCTGAGTGTCCAGTCGATCTCACCGAGGCTCAGCTTGCTTGGGCTGATGTGGTGGCGCGTGGCGTGGCGCGAACCCTGCCGCCGAGCTTCGACCTGGACGATCTCAGGCAGATTGCGCGGATTGAGACATGGCGGCGTGTTCAAGCGTTCGAACCGGCGCGAGGCGTGCATTTCACCACCTTCGCTTATCGAGCGGTGCGTGGGGCTTGCCTGATGTTCGCGAGGCGGCGCAATTATGTGATGGCGACTTCGCTCGAGCTAGACGAGCGGTCCGAGCGCGGGGCGTGCGACGATACCGAGGTCCGCATACATCTCGACCAGGTGAGGGACATCCTTGGCGCTGTGCTGGACGAGCTGCTCGACGAGCGCGAGCGTCGGGTGCTGATCTTGCACTATGTTCGACGCATGGACGTGGTGGCTATCGCCGAGGAGATGAGCTGCTCCGCTTCGCTCATAAGGATGATCCGGCAGCAGGGACACGCTTCTATGCGCAAACGGCTAGCGCTGCGCGGCATTACCGCTTCCGATATTGACTGGCAATAACCAAGTGACAGATCAATGATGCCGATTCCTCCCGAGCTAAAACCCGCAGATCAGGCCGCAGTGATGGCCACGTTTCTCGATCATCCCGAGTTTTGCCGACGCACGCTGAAAATCCGAAACAAGGCCGGCATGGAAGTACCGCTTGTTCTGACGCCAGCTCAGCTCAAACTGCACGACGCGATTCAAAAGCAGCGATCCCAGGGCCGTCCTGTTCGCGTGCGAGTGCTGAAGGCGCGGCAGGTCCATATGAGCGTGGGATGCGCCAGCGAAATTCTTCGGTGCGTTGCCTTTCTACCCGGCCAGCAAGGCAAGGTTTATGCCCACTTGGGCGAGGCGACGGAAAACCTTTACAGCTACTACCGTCAGTTCTACGACTCGTACCAAGGTCTTGCGGGGCTGGACATCCTGCCTCTGGCCAAGGGGACGAAGCTCAATGAGGCGATCTACTTCGCCGGTGGCGGCGGGCTGGACTTCGGCAGCGCCGAGACTAGCCGAGGCGGCCGAAGCAAGAGCTTCAAATACCTGCACCTTAGCGAGACGGCGTTCTGGAGACGAGCGAGCGAACTGCGGACAGGGCTTCTGAACTCCGTCCCTGATATGGCCGACACTATGATCCTCGACGAGAGCACGGCCAACGGCATGGGTGGCGCCTTTTATCGAGGCTGGCAAGATTCAACCGATCCGAGTGTCGACAACGGATGGACCGCATTGTTTTTTGGGTGGTGGGAGCATCCTGAATACGTTGCTCACATCGACGATCCGTACAACTTCCAGCGGACGATCACGACCCAAGAGCAAGAGATGATCGTCGCCTACAACCTGAACATCAACCAGCTTGCGTGGAGGCGTTGGGCGATTGCTTCGAAGTGCGAAGGCGATGAGCGGCGCTTTCAGCAAGAGTATCCGGCCTACGCCGAACAAGCTTTCCTCACGTCTGGCCGTCCGTTTTTCGACATGGGTCATCTGTCGAGGCAGCCAAGCTGTTCACCGGCAATGGTGGGTGAGCTGACAGAGGAATTGATCGGCATCAAGCAGCAGCTTGTGTTCACGGCCAACAGCGAGGGCCGAGGGTTCCTGCGGGTGTGGAAGCGTCCAGAGCCCGGTCAGCGCTACGCCATCGGCACGGACACCTGCAAGGGGATCGACGTGAGCGAGGGTGTTGGCACAGCCGATCCAGACTATGCCGTTGTGCATGTGCTCAACGCTGAGAGCGGCGAGCAGGTTGCTGTTGGTCGCGCCCGCATGGAGCCGGACATCTTCGGCGAGTACGTTTGGGCGTTGATGAGGTACTACAACTGGGCGTACTGCGTTCCGGACGCTGACAGCTATGGCGTCGCCACAATCAAGACTCTGATGAGGTTACAGGTGCCGATGGAGCTGATCTACCGCCGTCAGCGCGACGCATCCGACCAGCAGAGCACGAGCCTTCAGCACATCGGATTTATTACGACGGCAATATCGCGTCCCCAGGTGCTTTCGCTATTGCAGATTGCGTTGCGGCAGCGTGCGATCCAGCTTCACGACCCAATCACGATTGGCGAGCTTCGGACATTCGTCTTCACTCCAAGCGGCAAGCCCGAAGCCGAACGAGGAGCGCACGATGACACCGTGCTCGCCTTGGCGCTGACCGTCTTGGGCATCCAGCAAAGCTACCTGATTCGGCGGGAGAGTCAGGCAGCGGAAGAAGTAGATCGCAGCAGGGTTACGAGCAAGTATAGGAGCCGTAAATGATCGCATTTATGACCGAGAAAAATCTAACCAGAGACACAAGGTTCAAGTCGGCCGCGCCGGAGGGCTGGCCGATGACTCTCAATCCGCTGGCGCTGGCGTCAAGCTCTTGCGTATTTTGTAGGGGCCTTGGCGTCCACCCTTCAGGGCGACGGGATGTAGTATGCAGTTGCGTCTACCGCCAAGTGTTTCGTGTCTGCCTGTCCCGCTACTATCACGAGCGGGACAAGGCATTCCAGCACGTCAGGCTGGAGGTCGGCGTTGGTGCGCAAACATTTACGTGCCCGGGAGCCGAGTACATCGCAGATTTTGAAAACGTCTCGATGAAAGCCCTGCCGGTCGGAGTCATGAGGACTATCATGCAGATCCACTTCTTCGATGGTCATGACTACAAGCACTCTTACTGTCTGGCTCAGAAGGTCGATAAGACCATCACCCTGGGCAACTATTGGCACGCGATCTACCGCATACAGGAACTAGCGGGGAAGAGACTCGTCACGATTCAGCCGTGCAGGCTTTACCCGCTCGATGAGTATTTCACGGTTCGCGGTGCGATTGTTGCGCTTGTCCCGAGTAAGCGACAACAAGGCCAGCACATAGCAGCGGTAAGTGACCCCGTTGAGTCGTGGCCTTACCCAACAAAACACAAACTACGAGAGATGAGGATGCAACGTGCAGCTTAAATTAGCAGATGCCGAATTGAGCCGGCTGGCAAGTCGGATCGAAGAAGACTATAACAGCGCGATCACAGATCACAATGGCAGGATGGAAAAGGCAAGGCGCTACTACCGCATGTGGCGAAACAAGGCTCCAGATCCGGACCCAACGCGCAAGCAAGCCAGTAACTTTCGCGTGCCAATGCTCCAGTGGCATGTGTTTGGCAAATGGTCTGCCACGATTGAGGGATTGTTCGGGGACGATGCGAGGATTCGCTGTATCCCGATTGGTCCGAGCGACGAGAAAAGCCAGAAGAAGGCAGAGGTCTACCAAAACTGGCGCTTCTTCAATTCGATCAAGGGCGTTGAGCCTCTGGCCGTGATGACCTGGCGGATGTTGGTCTATGGCCGAAGCTTCGCCTACTCTCCGTGGCGGCAGGAAAAGTTCTGGCAACGCGACTTGGTGACCGGCGAGGACCGCGAGCAAACATCGTTCGAGGGGCCTGGCTTCGAACCGAAGCACTTGGATGACCTGATCTTCCCCGCTGAGGACGCGACCAACTTGCATGACTTTTCGTGGATGATCGACAAATGCAGACTCACGCCGCAGCAGTTGCTCGATGGCCAGCGCGACGGAAGGTACACAGGAATCAAAGAACACTTCCAAAAGATATTGGGCGCGGCGGCCAACAAAAAGCAACGCGACGACCAAGGCGACCGGATCAAGCGCGAGCAGGATGAGTCAGACGGCGTGACGATGGACTACGCTCAAAGCGCCCAGGATGGACTGCTGGTTTACCGTTGGTATGGCAAGTGGCGATTGCCCAAGGGCAAGGACGGCGGAGATGTCCACGACTTGAAGAAGCGGCGGATGGACGAGAGCGATATCATCGTAAACTACATTCCAGACCTCAACCTCATCATCGGCGTGCAGGATCTGATGGACCTGTATCCGTTAGCCAAGAACCGCAGACCCTACGTTGAGATGAGTCTGGTGAAGGACGGAAGCTACTGGTGCATGGGCATGGGCGAGCTACTGGAGATGATCGAGAACGAGGCTACGGCGAACAACAATCTGTTCACCGAGGCGGGGCAATTCAGCGTCGGGCCGATCATCGCCTACAAGCCTGGCAGCGGCTTCAAACCAGACACCTTTGAATACGAGCCGTTCACCTTGCTGGCAACCGAAAACCCACAGGACATACAAGTCATCCAAACTCGGGTGGACATGAGTTACCCGATCACCAAAGAACAGCAGTGTTTCGGCTACGGCGAGCGCGTTACCGGCGTGAGCGAGATGACTATCGGGCGCAGCTCGTCGGCACCCAACGCACCACGCACCGCCACCGGACAGATGGCGATGATCGAAGCGGGCAACACTCGCGTCGCGATGGATCTACGTTTCCTTCGTGAGGATCTGAAGAAGATCCTCGCCCACTTCTGGCTACTCGATCAGCAGTTCGCCCCGGAGACGCTGTTCTTCCGTGTTACCGAGGAAGACGCCAAGGGCATGATGGATGTGCGCAGCGGCGGCGCGACCATGACCGCCGATGAGCTGGCCAGTAAGTACGACTTCGACATCCAGTTCGCGACGAGCATCTGGCAGCGCGAAGCCAAGAAGCAGGAAGTGCTGGCCCGATATCAGTTGGATCTTCAGAACCCGCTCATCATGCAGAATCCGCGGGCGATCTGGGAGATTACCAACGCTGCTCATGCCGCATTGGGCGACCGAAACTTCGCCTCACTGATTCCAATGCCACCAGACACAGGTGAAAGCCTTACTCCGAAAGAAGAGTGGACTCTTATCCTTCAGGGAGAGGAGATCGACCCTCGGCCAGCCGATCACGATGACTTCCATTCCGCCGACCACCTGAGACATATCGAGGATGAGCGAAGGTCGAAGCAGCCGGACCAGGGCGCGATCAATCTCGCAATCTCCCACGTCGCCAAACATCAAGCGGCGAAACGTCAGAAGATGCTGATGCAAGCCCTTACCAATCAGCTTGTGAAACAGGCGACGGATGCGACCAATCAAGCCATGAGCCCGCTCGAACAGATGGTGATGCAACAGGCGGGCGGGCAGCAGCAACAGCAGATGCAGCAGCAGCCCATGCAGCCAGATCAGGGAGGTATGCCGGATGAATCGCAATTCGGATAAGGCGCTTCAACGGGAGCACCTGCTCCAGACTCTCGACACTGCCGGTTGGCTGATGATCGAACTGCGGCTACAGTACATGCTGATGTCGTATCGAGAGGCACTGGAGCAGGATCAAACGCACGAGGACACCGTGGCTCTGCGCGGCAAGATTGCAGCCATCAAGGCGGCGCTGGAGGTTCCCTTCATCCTTAAAAAAGAATTGTCAATGTAGCTGGATGGTGGCAATAACCGGATGCGGGCTTGTCTCGCAGTCAACACAGGAGGTTTTCATATGGAACCAGTTATTATCATCATCCCCTTCTCCGGCTTCTAGTCTCTCCGTTCATTCTTCTGATTCTTCTGTTTACTTCTTGGCGCGTGGCTCCGGCGACGCGCCTTTTGTTGTGTTGACGGTGCAGTGGCAATAACCGACCAGATGTCGGAATTTCTACTCACTTTGCGTTGTACTCAATGCTCGCGGCATTATCCCTCGAGCGACATGGTTCGATACTCCAACAATGTTCGCGTCTGCAATCACTGCTACGAGCGACACAACCTGGCATTGGAGGCACTCGCCGGCAAGCGAATCCCGGAGTGCCAGAGCTGCCACAAAACCATTGAGCTTCTAGGCGAAGAGCAGCGGACGAAGAATGTGAAACTCGTGGCTCACCTGGCTGATGGCGTCTACGCGCTGTTCTGCCATCCGTGCAGCGACAAGTATGAGCAGAAACGCCGAGACCTCTACGGCGACACCCAATATGGACACATGAAAGGAATCGGAGCACCATGAACATTGAAGAGTTTAACGAGGCAGCGGGACTGCCGCCAGTCGAAAAGGCAAGCACTCCTCAGCCCACAGGCGTATCGATCGAGGCGTTCCAGCAGATGAACGACCGCTTCACGGCGCTGATGGAAGACAACCGCCAGAACCGCGAGCTGCTTACGCAGTTCATCGGACGCCAGAATCAGAATCAGTCGGCACGACCGGAGCCGGACGAAGACGAAGCGCCAGAGATCGACGGCGACGTTGCAGACGACTTCGCCACCAACGGGATGTCCGCACTGACCAAGCGTGGAGTGGTAACCAAGAAAGAAGCTCGCGAGATCGCACGCGAGGAAGCCCGCACCGTTGCGCGGGAAGAGGTGGCGCGTAGCCAAAAGGGGCTCATCCAGGACGCTGAACTCGCCAAGGCTTTCCCTGCTTTGGCGGACTCAAACAGCGAGCTGTTCAAGCTGACCAAGAAGATCTACCAGCAGGAGATCGACGAAGATCCCAGCGCCGCTAAAAATCCGCGGACCTTGTTGAGGGCGGCAAAGGAAGCCCAAGCCGAACTCGTGACCAGTGGGCGAGGGCGAGGGCGGCAGGACGATGACTTTGAGGATCGTCGACAGCAACGCATTGAC